GCTCTTTGTTTTTTAAGCGTTTTTGCTTATGCGGCCCCGGGCGAACCAAAGACACAACGAGGGTCGCTAACGCCAAACGAGAATCGCTCACGCGCCTTGAACCTCATGTTGCCCGTATCAAAATCGCCCTCCATTCCAGTGCTCAATGGGGTGCGCTCAAAGTGGACGAATCCACGAGGAGCGTCCGTCTTGATGAAAAATGCGTCAGGGTCGGTCAGGAAGTCATTGACCACATAACCTTCCGGCAACATTCCCATCGACTTCAGCGCGTTGATGTCGTTGTCTGCCGTGCCAACACGCAGGTTGGACACCATCAGACGCTCAGCAACGAACTGCAGCTGGCGAGGAACGATCAGCTTTGTGCCACGAAGCGCGATCTTCAAACCGCGTTCATCAACGAAACCAGCGATGTTGATCAGAGCGTCCTCGAGGGAGGTTTCGTTCAAATCAGCAGCAGTGCTCGGAGTGTTGGCAAAAGAGCCACCGCTGGTCAGCGGGTGGTCAGTTGCGCAAAGCGCCTTACCGTCACCAATGGCTGTCGCACCGCCGGTAAAGGCGTTGTTCAGCACAGCCGCGGCTTTCACCTGCTTGGTGTGGGCCATCGAACGTGCCAGTGCTCGAGTGTAGCGGCTGCCGAGGCGGTCATAGAGGTTGTCCTCGATGGCCTCTTCGGTCAGTGCAAACGCCATTGCAACGGTTTCGTGGTTGTAACGAGCGGTGTACGCTTCGTTAGCTTCGTCGAAGGTGATCGCAGAGCCTTCCGACTTTGTCGGCGCGGCACCAAAGCCCGAGAGCATAACCTCTTCTTCGAACGCGCGGTCCGAAGATTCGGTGGTGTAGATCTCGGAGTGCTGGTTTTCGTAGCGACCGTACTCCATGCCGAACAGGGCGTTAAGGCCCGGCTCCAGCTCTTTCGCAAGTTGTGCGCGAGAAATAGCCATAACTCAGACCTCCTTTACACGCCGGTCGTCGAAACAGTACCGCCAGCAATTGCGCCGTTCGGCGAATTGAAGTGGTTGTTCAGACGGACGATGATGCCAACACCAGCAGATGCGAAATCCGAGTTCTCAGGATCGTCCATGACGCTCATGATACGCAGATTCAGCGTGTTGGTGGTGGCGATTGTGTTGAGGTCAAGCGTTGCGCTCGACAGGCCAGTGACCGTCGAACCGGATGCACCTGTTGCAAAATTCGCGTTCGCGAATACAGCAGCACGAACCTCAGCTTCTGTGTCAGCGCCTGCAACGACGTTGGACGTCGCGATCAGGAACAGCTGGGCGGGATCGTCATACACGAACGCCTTGACTGGGTGGTTCGAGTCTGCACCCGATCCCGGCCAATAGTTCGAGAAGACTTTTTCACCGGTGACAGACGAGACGTACTCGCAGCCCCAGAAAACACCAAGCAATCCAACAGTACCGCCTGCGGCCGCCCCAACGATGTCAATGACACCTGCTGCGAGCGGGATCACAGGAGAACCCTGATAGATTGCATTCGTGTTACCGGAGGCAATGCGATACTCTGTGGCACCGGTGCTGTTGGTGTTCTGACCCATTTTTCCAACGGGACGAAGACCAAAGGCACCATTGATGTTAGCCATGGTATAGCTCCTTCAGTTTCAGTTACTCGGCGTCCGACCGTCGGCCACCGAAAGAGACACGACTGCGCCGATCTCGAGTGATCGGCATTGAAGGATGTTCATCCTTCATCAGGTCCTGATCCACAGCTTGCATTTGTTCGCGGGCCCGGCCCCCGTAATACGCGGTTCTTTCTTGCGCTGTTTCTTCAGGTATGCGGCACAGCATCAGACCACCGGTCCCGATAACACCCGCGTGTCGACCTTCATCGATCGTCGGGGCGTCAAAATCTGGATACTCGTCGGCACGAACAGGTTCGTAACCTTCGCGCAGCTTTTGGTGGACGTTGATCTTGTCGTCCTCGCCACGCATTGCGACTCGAATCCAACGATGCACATAGCCGGCGGGCGGCTCGGGAGCATCAAGGCGGCTGGGCGGTGCCCATGGTTTGCGACGTTCTTTCTTGTCGCGAGTATTAGCGGCTCGGGTTGTTCTATCAGTCATCTCAATCAATCCTTCACGTATTTCGCATATTCCTCGAGAGGAACATTCAGCTTCTTCGCGATGGCAATCTGCGACGGTGACAGTTTTACCGACCGGCGCCCCTGTTTTGTAGTGCGAGACGCTGAAGACCCAGCAGAGGCGACCTGTGTCTTCTTGCTCGATTTTTGTCCGGCAAACTTATTCGGGAACTCCGAACGCATACGCCGATCAATCTCATTGTAATACTCATCGCTCTGCGGGTCAAAACCTTCTTCTTCGACCAGTTTTCGATGAATCCCAAAAGCCGCATAGGTCATGACTTCATCCTGACCAAACCACTCGTTCTTCTCCGCCCAAGTTTGTGCGCGCGGGTCAGGCTTTGGTTGCTGAGGCTGTTGGTATTGCTGCTGCGGTGCAGGCTGCTGGTATTGCTGCTGCTGCTGCGGCGCCGGCTGTTGCTCCGCTGCGCGACGCTTAGCAAGATCGTAACGATCTTTTTCAGTCGTCACCCTAGCGAGCGTTTCTTGGGCCTCGATCATGGCGTCTGTGTCGCCAGACTCATAGGCTTCTTTGTATGCGCGTCGCGCGGCCGCAATCTGCGTTTCAATGCGAGTGCCATACTCATTCAGATAGCCGCTATCCAGCTTCTGCATGCGACCTTTAAGGTGCTGATTTTCCTGCAGAAGCTGTTGTGCGACACGCGTCGCCTCTTCCTGCTGGCGCTCAGCCTCGCGGTACTTCTGCGTAAGGTTTTTGATACGCTTCTGTACGTTGGCGCTATAGTCGCTTAGATCGTCTTCGCCGCTTTCAACGCGCTCAGCGGCTTTCGCCACCTCAGCATCTGATGTCTGTTCAGATTTGTCGTTAGCAGGCGCATCATCGTCAAGAATGATTTCCTGACCTTCGTCTTCTTCAGCCATGTCGGCCTCCTCAAACTGATTTGATGTCCTGTGGATCAAGAATGGTCGCGATCACCTCGTCATCGTTGATGATACGAACTTCACCGCCATCAATCTTGAACCGAGAGCCTGCATATCGACCAATGCAGACCCATTGCCCCTCCTCGCACCAAGGCGCACTATCGGGTCCGAACTTGTCCGGGTCCTTATACGCCAACGGTCCAATCTTGAGCACGTAAGCAACAACCGTAGCCACTGCTTCACGATCCCGAACTTCGTCCGGAATATGCAAGCCGCCAGACGTCTTAGCGACACCCTGAAACGGCATGACCAAGATCCGCCAACCCGAAGGCTGCGGAAGTCGATCAACCAAACTTTTCTCAACGAGACTCGGGTCTAAAACCCGATCCGAAGCCGAAACATACGCCTTTTCAGCAGATGCCGGCTTAATTGACATGTCACCCAGACTCGTCAAATCCATCTTCGTGGTTCTCCAGCAGGGCCCTCATTTCATCCCTCGCAAAGGAAAGACCCTGTATTTCCCCCACGATCATCTTGTACTGTTCCCAATCTTTCGGACCGCCAGTAGCAAGATTCTGAACAAGATCATTTTCCCGTTCTCGGAGAACCTTGTAAACATGTTTTGCGAAATCAACAACATCCATTACATATTATCTCTGTAAGTCTCTTCGGCTTCGGAAGTCATCGGACCACCTTCAACCCAATCATCACAGGTATATGCTGACTCGCAGACAAATTTGTGAATTTGACAGTAGCCGAGGTCGCCAGATTCATCGCCAATGCACTCGAGAATGTCTTCAGTCTGGTTGTACGCCTTGCAGTTGCCGCACACTTCGCTCAATCGAAAGGCTCCGCCATCCGCCGGATCGCGGTAACCGGCGCTTTCGACAGCGGCTTCTTTGTTTTCCTCGTTCAAGTCAGCGTCTTGCGTCGGTAGCGGACAGCTGTTGCCGTTATCGTCGTCATCGTACTGATCAACCGGAATGAGGTCTGGCAAAATGCTGATCTGTATCGTTGGCATTACTGGTTCCTCCGCATAGCCATTTGAGCCTGCATCATTATGCGCTCGCGAT